CCTGTTGCCGTATTTTCGGCTGCCGTAGCGGTTTCGCCAAGTACACGCGTTGCGTTTGTGCCTACATTAAAATCTATCGTGTTTGCCATTAGAAGAATATGTTATAAAGAATAAATATCCAGAACGCGGCGTTTACCGAAATACGCGCTACTTTCCACAACCAATACTTGAACATTGATAGCTTACGTTTTCCGTTAGCCATTGTACCGTGTTCCGTGTTGGTCTTCATATCCAACTTAATGAACTCCAAACAAGCGATCATTGAGTGCGCTTTATTTTGAAGATGTACCTTTGAAGTCTGCTCCATTTGATATTATTGTTATTGTGTCCCCCATTCCGCTTAGTGTAATGCTTCCGCTTCCTTCAACCGTTTCGCCCGTGTATGCTTGTATTGTTAGTACGTTAGCACCCGAAACAACGCGTTGAATTATAAATTCGCGCCCTGCCGTCGTCGTTGCGGAAGGCAAATAGATAGTAATGTTGTTACTCGTTGTGTCTGCGAAAACCATTCTATCAAAATTTGTTATAACGTAGTCCGTTGTTATCGTCTTAACAGGTTGCGAAACTCCTGCGTTAAATCTAACAGGCGCTCCAAAGTCAGTAGGTGCTAACGTTGGCGCTTGTGCCGTTAATAAAGAACGTGTTCCGTTGTTTGGCTTGTTGTAACAATCGCCTTTTGTGCTGTTCCAATTATAACCGAAACGCAAACAACATTCTTCAGTTACCGTTGCAGGGTCTCCGTTGGGGGTTTCCCAATTCATCGTTTGGTTTAGATTAGATGAAACAGGTGTAAGGTCGCAGTCGTTGTCTATATCAAGAAGGCGAATAAGTTTTACTTTAGTCATATCTTGCTCGCCTACAACGTAGCCTTCGATGTCTAACACGCGCCACCAAGAATCTACTATCCAAATCTTATCGCTGTATTGAAACGTAAAAATATCGTTTAATGTTAACGCAAACATTCCTTCCATTATACGCGCTTGTCCGTCGTACAATTCGCGGTAGTAATTGCGCCACCAACGATTATATAAGTTGTTGTAAGGAATTGCCGTTATCGTGTGAAGCGGTACTTCGGGAGCGAAGTTTAAGTCCTTGTCTAAAACGTCGGGGTTTGTTGTTGAGTAGTTATTTAAGCAAGGTACTGACGTAGAAACCACCTCGTCAGCTACTTCGTCGTAGACGTTTACGTTGAAGTCATTTGCATAATAAAGAATGCGCGGTTTAGGTTGTACGAATTGTCCTTCTGCATTTATGAACTTCGGAACTATTACCCCTGTGTTCTCAACAGTTGAACAAGGGGAAGGTGCGAAAGATAACTCAACCTTTTCTTCGCCTGTTGCAAACTCGTTAATTATTTCGAAGTCGCTTTCTGTTACTTCGTACGTTCCGAAGATATGCCCGTTGTCTTTGTACAACGAGTTGTAATAGTCGCCGTCTTCGGTGTATGTGAAGGTAAACTTTGCTTTTTGTAGGTCGGTTGTCGGGTAGTACGTTATGTCTTTTGATAGGTCGAGTTTCTCCGTCCAATCCAAAGTGTTTCCGCTTCCAATATATTCAACGAGTGGTTCAATGCGGAGCGTGTTTGGAAGTGTTCGGTCGGGAACGAATGCAAGGTTGAACATCTTTTGGATTGACGTTAAGAAGTCTATTTGCTTCATATCTGGAGCGTTAAAACTCATTACACAAGTATCGCCTGTTAAAGCAGTTCCAACACTTACAAGTTCAACTCCTGTTCCTGTGTAATCGTTTACTCCATTGCCTACAAAAGAAATGCTAAAACTCGAAGTGTTTTGAGCGCCACTAACTCCCTCAATTTTTATTTTTAATGTATCTCCTGCATTTAATGAAAGAGTAACAGTATTATCTTTTATAAAGGTGTGTGAATATAGATTTGAATTATCTGTAAAATTGTTATAAGTAGAATCTACAAACACGTCGTTCACATAATAAAAATAACTTAAAAATAAATCGGTTACATAATTACTTCCCGAAGAAGTAGCTGTTCCATTTGCCCAAATTCTAAAAGTAAATTGACCGCTAAAAGGTGCTGTATAAACTCCACTACTCCAATCGTTACCTGCGTCCTCATATTCCGTTAATGGCAAGTAAAAATTCTTTATATTATTTGTTGGTGTAAAAGAAAAGGTTTGGTTTGTTGAGTACGCAAGTGTACTCGCAATATCATTCAATCCCAACGCACTATTCAAATACTGACCATTCACAAAAGGAACGTACACGTTATCTAATAAATCGGCTAAGTTATCGCTCGTCCATTGTACACCTGCGTCTTGCATTATTTGACTAAACAAATATGAGGCTTTTACAGCAGGTGTTAGGTGTCCGACGTAAAGCGGTTTGTACAATTCAATAGCAGCAAAAGATGTTGAATAGATAGGCTGTCCGAAAGGATTCGTAGCCGTTAAATTCCACTTGTCGCACAGCGTTAGAATCGTGTGTTCGTTGGGTGGTGTTTCAACATTAGCGTGTAGTAGGTCGTAGTCTAAATCGCCATTAACAATTGATTCAATGTCTTTCAGTTTTTTCTCGTTCAACAGACGTGAAAGGTTTGGTACTTCGCCGAAGAAAACAACCTCAAACTCGAATAACTTACCGCTCTGCCAGTACAATTTTTTAACTTGAATATGTCCCGTTGCAATAGGTATTGTGTTTACCGTAAGCGAAGCGTCAACCTTCTTTCGAAAGTCAAACCAACCGTTAAAGTTCACGTTGAAGATAGCACCAAAGAAGTCAACATTCGTTTTACTCGCAGGAATGCGAAACTCCTGTGAGTAGTTGCCTATGGAACTAAAGTTCGTTAGATCCGTGAATTTGTAGTTGAGATGAACTTTTTCATTTTCGTAAAGGTCTATCGTCGCTGCGTTGCCGTCGTTATCGGTTAGCGTTAGTATCACTTCGTTAATCATAAGCCAACAGGTTGTGAGTATTTAAGGTTCAAAGTAACGTTGTAAAGTTTTGAGTAGCGTTCGTCTTTGATAACAAAATTCTGAGCGTCAACAAGAACAGGTGTGAGCGTCGCGTCGTCGTTGATTATAAATACGTCGTTGGAACGGCAAAGCGTTTGTAATAGGTTGAACTCTCCAACCGACACCCAGTCGCTGTTTATTTGTAGTCCTTTTGTCGTGTTTACATAACGGTCGGTTGTACCTCTGTCGTATGTGTTGAAACCAAACGTCGAAGCGTTGTAGTCACCTACTACTTTTTGGTATTGCTTCCTTTCGTAGTTGTACGATAGCTCCGACTTCTTCGTGAAGTTGAAGTAATCCACACCGCCAACAGTATTCGACCAACCCAAACGCACATTGTTAAAGCGGCAATCGTCGTCGATAAGGTAAAAACAATACACGCGTGAGGAAGGTGTGTAAATGGGGAAGGCAATTTCTTCACCTGCTTGTATTGTATAGTATTTAACATTCGTAAAATCTACTCCGTCATTAATTAAATTTGCAGGGTAAGCACCTAAACGTGAAACACTGTTTAAGTCTTCGTTTGGAATTGTGTAATTTGTAGCGTCGATTATCTCATCATTGTTGTCGTAAGTTGTTAAATACAAATTATTCGCTACGTTATCAACTAAAAGTCCGTTATTGCTTATTGAATACAACTGCCCAAAGTCAGCTAATCGCGTTGGGATGTACACCCATTCGCTCGAAAGTCCGCGTCCTGCCGCTTCGCCCCACTTATGCGTGTCTGTTGTGCGTTCACTCATTGCGTATTTAGTGATTCCGTCGAGCGCGTAGCGTGTATTTGGGTTTGGCTTGTACCCGTCGCTTATTTGATACTCTGCGAGGAACGCGTACACGTCGTCAATGTCAGCCATTCCGCTACCGCTAACGGTGAATACTCCGTCAACGAGCCAACCTTCTTTTATCGTGCAAGAGATGAAAGCAACACTTGTATTTTCAATAGCTATATTCGATTCGCTTGCCGTTCCTGCGTCGTGGCGCAGTTGTTCTCTGAATATCGGCGCAAGGTCAAGTATTCCTTTGTTTGCAGCGTTCGGTTGAACGTTCACTTGGAAAGAACCGAAGTCGAACACATAACGAAAGCCTGCGTTAGCTACGTTTGTTGAACTGCAAACAATCATCAGTCGCTGCCCTATTGGGGTGTATTCGTATGGTTGTTCGTTTATTGTAATTGCCATATTTTAAATGTCTTTTAATTGATTCTCTATTACTGCGTTAAAGTCTTTTCCGTATGCTTCAACGACCTTCGCCTCGTACTCGTCCCATATGTTCTCCATAGCGTAGTCGAAAGCGTGCCACCCTTTTATTCCGTCCCTTCCTATCTTGCGAGCTATTAAGAAGGCAACTTGTTTCTTCAATGATTCAGTCGACTTCTTTATTTTACCGCTTTCTTTGTCGCGTAATCTTATCGGCTTAATTCGCATCCATTCAAGAATCGCGCTTACGGGCGGTTGCTTGCCTGGTCTCCTTCCGTTCTCGCGTGCTAAAAAATACTGCGACGCTTTCCCCTTTGCATAGATTGAAATATCTATCGACTTGCCTTTAATCTTCAACCGATAAGCGAGTGACTTTTCGAGCGTTCCACTTGCTACCGCGTTCGTATAGTTGCGTCCCACCTTTCGCTTCATACGGTAGTCGGACTGCATCAATTCGACAAAGCGTTTAGCCATATCGTTGACGACAGCGAAGAAGTTTGGAGCGCTCTGTTCGTTAGCCATTGTCCTTTTCGGATTCCTCTTTAATCTTGTTGAAGAATTGAATCAATGGTAAGCCAAACTTTGTAGGCATCTCTTGAATGAAAGCGTCTAATTGCTTTAAGTGTTCCTCTGTTAAGTTCATCTTAGTCTTTGATTATTGTTACTCCTATTGCCTTTGCTACGCATTCAGTTACCCACTCGTTATCTGTTCCCCACGCTGCAAATTCTTCTTCGGTGAGCGTATAGTTTCCATTGGAAAGAACTGCGCCTTCGTCAGTCTTTAATTCGTAATACGTTGTGCAAGTTGTTGCATCTGTAAAATGATTATGAATGAGTACGCTCATCTCTGTTGCCGTTCCCTGATTCAAAGGAAAAGTGATTGGTTGAATTTTAGCCATTGTAATTATATTTATTTTATTATACTGATGTTATTGTTTCCCACGCTGCTGCGCCTCTTACGCACAATTTGTTTAGTGTTGTATCGTAAACAACCAACCCTGCCGCAGGTGTTGCAATAGCGTTCTTTTGCGTTGTGGTCATTCGTGGAGGAAGGAAGCCTCTTGTTGTACTTCTAACTTCTACTTGAGAAGAAGCATCAATACTACTACCACCAACAACCAAGTTACCTACAATTTCACCACCTGTATTGTGCGTAAAGAAACCCGATTTTAACACTCTGAATCTTACCGAGCCACCTACTTGCAAACTGATTAAGTCAGAAAGCGCAGCACTTGCCGTATCTGTGATATTCACCTTTAACGCAATGGGCGCACCGGTTGTATTCCAAGTTTGTGAAAGGTCTAATAAAGAAGTAGCGTTTGTTCCTGTTACAGTAGCTGTATCTGAAATTACTACACGTCCTGCTGTTGTTTCAATAGCTCTAAAATCTGCTGCTGCCGTTAGCGTTGGATTGATATAAAGACCTCTTGTTATTCCGCTTGCGCCACCTGTTTGGTTGATTTTATCATTTATCTGAATTGAATTATATAAACCTGTTCCACTCGTTGGGTTAAATCCTATAGTTCCTGCAGGTTGTATATATAATCCATTAGATGTAGATGATAAATTAGCAACATTTCCCTGTAAATTTGAAAATGTAAATCCACTTCCTACAGTAGTTGTTAATGAAGTTCTAAGAATTAAACCTCTTGTTGTATCATCTCCTTGTATATTAGATGAATTGTTAAGTGCTCCAAAAAATAAATTTCCGTTTTTAACAAAAATAAATTTACTTGAGCCACCTACTTGAATATCTAATAGCCTTGAATTACCATTACTTGCAGTATCGGTTATATTTAATTTAATTGCCGTTGGTGTTCCTGTTGTGTTCCAAGTCTGAGCAATATCCAAAGCACTTGTCGCAGCAGTTCCTGTTAGCGTTGCAGGTGTTATTGTAGTTGTCCCCTGCACCCTCGCCGTCCCATTCACATCGAGCTTAAACCCTGCGTCTGTTGTTGTGTTGATGCCTACGTTTCCTGTTGTTGCAAAAATTCTTGCGCGTTCGATTGCTGCTACTAAAAATAAAATTTGTGGACCTTGCACTATTGCAGATGAACCATTTGCTCTGAAATAGTTCGTTGTTCCATAGGCTAATTCAGAAAATGTAGCATTATTCAAAGTAAGAGATGAACTACCACTTAATAATCTAACAGTTCCTGCTACATCTAAAGTGTTCAAAGGCGTAGCCGTACCAATTCCCAACCTATTGTTGGTGTCGTCAAAGAAAAGATTAGCGTTGTCCTGCGCTATCGTTGTGCCGTTGCTGAATAGAACGCTTCCGCTCGTTAAGGCAGGAAGGTTAAAAGGAGTGTAGCCAAGTGCACTTGCAATGGTTTCATTCTTCCACAGTTGATCTGCTGAGTCATAAAACAATCCTTGATTATTCGCAGGCGAAGTAATGTACACGTTGTGTAGTTCATCTAACTCCCAACCGTTCATAATCTTCACATAAATCTTTCCGTTATTTGCGTGTGCATATTCAACATAACCTATCACAACAATATGTCCTGTCGCGCCTGTTGGCTTAATGTTGGTGAGCCTTCCTGCCGTTGTTGGAGACAAATAGAGAACGTCTCCGTCTGTCCACGTTTCACCTTGAAGTGAACCTGTTGTATTAATGCTTTCAAGTTGTCCTACCGTCTGAATGAAGCCTTCTTGGTTTGTCGCTATCGTTTCGCAAACAATACCTATTGTGTCGGCTGAGTTGTTGTCATTATTTGCTTGTGCTAATTCAACAGCTAACCTTTGACCTTGCGCTCCGCTTACGCGTACTGCTTGGTATGCTGCTTTCGTTAGCGTTGTGTTTGGCGTTACTTTGTTGACTACGCGAGCTACTAAATCCACTCCGTTCTTTAAAGAAACAGTACCACCTTTTAAAAGTGTTTCGCTGCTACCAATTGTATTGTTCCAACGAGTAGCACCTACGACATAACCTGCGCCCGAAGGATTAACGTTAAGGCCGATATGATCCGCAGTTAAGTTATGTGTTCCTAAGTCTACATCGGCAGTAGCTCCTGTGTAAGGAACATAGCCTGTAAGAGATGGTATATCTTGAGCTGTTATAAATGGGTTAATTCCATCTTCACCATCGTTAACTAATTGACTTGTGTTAGTTATTGCAGCAGCTTGCAGAGCTGCTATATCCTCTTCTATAGAAATGATAACAGCACAGTTGGGTAGAGTCTCACAAGTAAGCCCGATGTTATCTACTATTGCATACCATCCTTTTACTCCTGATGCATTAGTACCATAGTAGTAAGAATTACCCGGTGCTTCTTCGTCATTCAATAGGCTAACAAATACCCCATTCTGATCTAAGCTCTCAATAAACTGAAGTGCTCCCCATCCATCTGAAGGAGAATCTGTAGGTGTGTTATAGTTCCAGCTTGCAGGAATAGAGCATGCGCTCCAATCGTAATCTAAGTTAAGTTCTATTGTTCCTGTTACTCCTGTTAGCGTGTGAGTATACTGCTCAACAAATGGCTCAGAGTTTACAGGTCTGCTTAGCACTACCTGATCCCCAAACATATTGCCTAAGTAAATCTCGTTAATTAAGTCTTGGAAGATTAGTGAGCAGTCAGTAATAGACTCAGCTTGATAGCCTGTCTTATCTTCTTTGTCTCTTGGCAGATCAGAGATAAATATCTCAAAGCTGAAGCTGCGAGTACCTGGCGAGTAATTGATAGCGCGAGGCTTAACGTGCAGCCATGGCCACTCTGCCTCTTTCTCTAAATCGGCTTGGCTAATCTCACCATGTGTAAACCTTCTCAGCTGAAAGTGCCCTGCTGCAAACTGTCTAAACCTATCTACTATTACGTTGTAAGTATAATTAATCGTGCTCATATCTATTAGTGGAAATTAAGTAAGCTTTTGTTGTAGGCTATTCGCGTAATCCATCGCATAGGTTAAATGGGTAAAGATTGTTGAAGCTCTTGTATTGGTGATAGCATCGAACTTAGTTATATCTCGCTCTGCCATCTCTTCGATTACGTGCCACCATTGGTAGACTGAAGCTAAGGTTTCACCTCGTCTGCTAACTGACTGATCTCCCTCTTCAGCTTCTCCAGCTCCTTCTCTAAATATTCGGGTGTATTGCTCACTAAATCGTTTCTGAGTGTCGAAAAAAAAAGCAGCGCAGCATTCACATTGGCTAAGTTCATCTTCCTCATTTGAGGCACAAACTTAAGATGCACATCGCTATCGTATGGCTCTATCTTGTACTGTAGATTAATCTCAGCTGTAACAGGCCTGTATAGGATGCACATTAATTCGGGCAGTTGTTGAGGGAAGTTCTTACTGCATTCGGTAAGGTCAAGCCATTCCCCAAACGTCATGCTCTTAAGATTAGGATGAAAGCCAAACTTAACCCCATCTATGTCTATGAACTTCTGAAATATCTTCTCATCGTTCTTTAAGCCATCAGCATAGGCGCTCACTATCTTATCAATTGTGGGCATGTCTATCTTCCTGATATCGTCTCTCTTCAATCCTGTGATGGCTTGAATTTGGCTGATGCTATCTGTACCTGCTGCTATAAAGTCTACGTATGTGCCCAGCGTCTGATCACTGTACTTAGTGCTTATTATCTTGTCGCTCATAGTTAGATATTTGTACCGTCTATAGTTATGTTAATGCTTTTAATCTCTGTGCTCAGCTCTTGCCTCTCTATGTATCCTCTCTGCTTACCTTGAGTCTTTAGGTAAAAAATAACAGCTGAGGTGTTAGGTGCATCCTTAATAGTTACCACCTCACCATCGTGCGTTAGTGCTTGGCGCTCTGCTCCTTCCATCAGCTTCTTAAGCTGTGATTCTGCAAAGTCTAAAGCTACATTCTTTAATGAAGCTACAGCAGCGTTATACTCAGCATCATCTTTGAGCCATTCATAGTGAATAGTTCTACTAATCCCCATCTTCTCACATGCTTCAGTTACGTTACCAAGACTTGCCGTAAGCGCCTGAATCATAGCTTCTTTTTTCAGCGTTAACTTCTGTAAAGGCTCTTCCATGTTTGGCTCTGTTTTACTTGCGACTTTGGCACTCATGCTAACTTATTCTTAAAGTGTGTTATTAATTGCTCCATCTTAGAGTCATAGTATTTAGCAAATGTAGTAAAACCTTCACTATCAGCTTCATAAACTCTAAACATTGTGTTCCTTAATCTCTGTGATGGTTTCTTAAGCGTATCTTCTAACTCTGATTTAAGCGATTCTACTGCATCTAACTCTTCTCTTCTGAAGCTCTCATCTTTAAAAGCTAAGTAACCGAACTGATTGGCAGTCCCGAACAGTTCAGCAGCCTGCGCTGGAGATAGTTCATTAGTGCCAAAGGTAAGTTTAAGAGTCTTATCTTTCCTTGTGCCTACAGATTCAAGTTGTGCCGGTATTAATATCATTTGGGTAATCTTTCGTAACTAAAATACTTCAAAAAGTTAGACATCATGAAATGAGTGTTAGTGCTTCCACCTGGTGTATAGTCTTTAGTTAAAGCGTTATCCATTGCTATGCCTGCTGCAAGTGCTTTCTTGTAGTCTTTGTGGTTAGCGTAGTAATCAATAGCCATTTGTTTGTACATAACATATTTGTTTTATGATCCACAATATAGGCAGCTCTCATCTTCACCACCCTCACCATCATTTAAAATTCTCTCACATTCTTTGTTAACCTGCTCTTCAGTCCAGTTAGGATGGAAAGCTTTAACCTGTGCTTTTAGAAAGTTATAGTTATTATCACTCATTTATATTAATCTTTATTAGTTATAACTATTAGTGTAATTAGCTTTAAGCTTTTGCTTATTAGCTTAAGCTATTAGCTATTAACTCTATGCTTAGAGCTTAGATTCTGAGCTAAATGAGAGATAGAAGTATCCAGCACTAAGATTTCTCAAAGTGTTGGGCTCTCATCTAAATGACTGTCTCTGCTTGTCGCTTGAGTTCTTCGCCATTATGAGTTAGTCTCATCAGCAATGTGCACTAACATGGTATCTATCTTTTAGAGTAATTGCCTACCCTAAGTAACCTGGAGCTTATACCTTAGCCATACTCCTGAGCTGTGTTACTATCCCACAGTAGCTCTATTCATCTTCTACGCTGTCGTTAATCGCTTCCGCCCGTAAAAAATATAGCCCCCAAAGCGCATGTGTGAGACGCTAAGGAGGCATATAAAACCCTTAAATCAAATAATATCTAACAGTAATCTCACACATGTAACAAATGTATTTAAGATATGTTACTGATTCTACCAATGTTAAAAACTATTTCGGCTGTTGAAAACGCAGCACAGTAATGTATATCCAAAAAGGAAGCCATACAAGCCCTGTAAAGATAACACCCATGTAAGCATACCAATGGTAAGAAGATAAGTGCCTCTGATGTTTGTAAATGTTAAAGCTTAATACTCCGCAATGGATTAGGAAGCCTATAATGTAAATGGTTAAAATCATATCTTTTTTCTTTTAGCTCTACGTTTTTTTATGGGTGCATCAGTTACCTCTGTTATTGCTTCGGGAGTAAGCTCTACATTCGTTAATTCAATTAATGCTTGAGCTTGTTCTATCTTAGCCATATCTTCAGCTAATGATTCCTCTAATTGATTAAGTAGCTTATTCATGCATGGAGTGCAGGTAGTAAAGCTCTTGCCGTCTCTAATGCCTAAATACTCTTTGCGAAGCTTAAATAGCTTAGCCATTTCTCCCGATTCTAACTTACCTCTCTTCTTAATAGCTCTGATGTGCTCAAGCGTTGGCATCTTCCAATCTTTCTCTTCTAACTTGGGCCATTGCTTAGCTGGGCAATCAGTAGCAGCGTAAGAGGCTAAGTGATCTACCGGGCAGCCACAAGGTTTAAAGGTTACCTCACCAATTTTATGAGGCTGCTTAAATGGGTTAATAGCATTTGTTGGAGGCCCACAAGTTCCAAATGTTTTGTTATAAACAGGGCACTCTTTGCAGACCTTAACTCTTGCTTCAAAGTCAGTTGTGTTTATCATCATATCTGTAGTGAATTACGTAGTGTAGTTTTTGCTTTCTGAATAGTTCTGTAAAGATAAGCTAAAGGTATTCCTGTCTCTTTAGCTAAAGCTTGGTAGCTAAAATCGTCTAAAGCATAAAGAAAGAATAGCTCTCGCTCAAAGTAGGGAAGTCTACTGATGAAGATATCTAACTGCTCATTTTCTAAACGCATACCTACGCTCTTGTTGACATCATCCATGATATCATCTTTCAAATCGTTGCGTATCTTCTCAAATTTCCTTAGCGTGTAATTGAATGAGCTATTACTACAGCGTGCAGAAAGTCTAATAGCATTGCTCACGTAATTGTTTAGCTTACCTCTCTTGTGAATATCTGCGAGCTTATCTTTATCTGATTCTAATATCTTAAGTAAAGTGTCATGAAGTAACTCATCAGCTATATCTGAGCGCACAATGCTATGCGCTACTCTGCGCCATTCGGGATAACACTTATCGAACTCAGAGCGCCAGGTATTCATCTATAACTATTTTGGCCTCGTCAAAACTTCTGCAAACAAAGGCCATGTAATTTCTCTGATCTAAATTCTTTCTCCATTCCTTTTGACTTTGACTAACTACACCCTTAGCAGTTTTCATTTCAATAGCTAAGCCATGCCATTTTTTACGAGGCTCATAGATAAATAAATCAGGGAAGCCTTTAACGTATCCTGTTTTTTTCATCTTAATAGCCTGCTTCATAGAAGTACGAACTCCACCGGCTGAGGCACAGTAAAGCGCTTTAGGATATTGAGCTACCAAATAGTTAATAACAGCCTCTTGAATGAGTGCTTCCTCGTTCTTCATGATTCAAAATTAGTTAATTAACTTAAGCGCTATGAACATCTTGTTAACATACTTATTCACATAGGTATTACACAGTATATTTGAGCATCCATTTAGCCTTTTGGTTTAGGTTAACATTGATTATTGATTGCAGGATAGCTCTACAAACGTGTAGGGCTATTTTGTTTTAAATGAATGCATACTTAGTGTAATTCCTATTCAGCTCAAAGTAAGCTCTCATCATTATAGCATCTGCTATATCGGGAGATATCCCACCTGTGCGCTGGCTTATGGTATCTTTTGATGTTACTCGCAGCTTACCTTCTTTATCAGGATTTACACGTCTCACTAACTCAAGCTCTTTAACTATATCTTCTTGGTATTTAATAGGTAGAGTAATCTCATTCTTATCTATCAGCTCACCCAAACGAAAGTAACAGTCTGCTTTTAAGTTCATGTACTGCGTTCCCCTTACAGCTTTGCTTCCGTTCATAAATTCCCTGCATCGCAAGCTATCAACAAGGCCACCGCCTACCCCATCAGCATCTGCAAGTACGTTGCTTAGCCTAACTTGGTACTGATTCATTAAGCGCTGTATCTCTGCCTTAACTTCATCTTGTCGCTTTTGGCGCAGGATAACTATATCTATGCAGCTTAAACCTCGCCATACGCAAAGCACAGTTCTATCTTTACCCAATCGCGCTATATCTGCTGTAATATATCCCTCACCTACAGCCATTGGCTCACGAAAGCATCTGATTAATTCATCATACATGTATAACCTATCTGAGCTATTATCAAATTCCCAATCTCCCTCAAGTAGTCTCTTTCTATCAGCTTCGGGTAATCGGGTTAAACTTGTTACGTAGCTATCGGGTAAGTGTATATTGTCTCCAGGTAGCGCCTGCACGAATGCTCTGTGCGCAGGCAGATTCTGATTCTTATAGGGTAAGTAGAATTGGTTATAAATCCACCCCTTAGATGGGTTGCACGTGAGCAGAATCTTAGGCTTAAGATTAAACTCGTTAAGCTTGTACCGGATACGTGAGCTAACAATAGAATAAGCTTTCTCAGTTATTTCAGTAGCTTCGTCTATAAATACATCTGTAACTTCGAGGCCGCCTAAATCAGTCATCATGGGATCTGATGGATACAGAAACAAATCGGCAAGTATAATCTCTGAGCCATTGCTAAATTTAATGATATGGCTCTGCTGATTATAGATAAAATCTTCACCTGCTTTTAAGCCTATCTCATGAGCTACTTGAAAGAATGTAGCCATAGTAGTCTTTTTAAGCGTGTCTAACTTAGCTCTGCCTATTAGCGAGCGTGTACCTGGGTACTTTAATCTTCGAAGAATCTGCCACATGCAGCCAAGCATAGTTTTCCCACCGCCTGCTGCTCCTCCATAAAGGATAGTTTCAACGTCTGAATCTACTGATAAGAATTTAAGTGCTTCGCTTTGCCTTGTTAGTGGCTTAAAGTTGTAGTCTATTTGTCGCGCCATTGTACAAATGTAGGAATTACAAATGTAGTGTCGACAGGTTTACTAATTCTATTTAAATCTAACTGCATCATGTAAGCGCCTAATGGCTTAGGCGGCCTCATGCGCTCTACGTGAAAGCCCATGTAACCTTCATCATACTCTTCTTTGTAGCTTGCAGTTCTGATGTGATGCACGTATCTCATATTGATTCTATAACCACCATGAGCAGCATAAGATAACTCCTCTACCATATCGGCATGATGGTAAAGTTCATGCACGTGGCCACTCCAAATGCAATCAGCGCCATCAATCATAACTCCCATACGGTTGTTCTGAATAACTCCCTTTGTAACTACTCCACCGCCACCGCTACCATGATAGTATTTTGTCTTAAATACTGATGCAGAATTTTTACTCTTCATAACGCGATGAATCCACCAACCACCATAACCACCTGCTAATACATTAGATCCAGCTTCGCGATTAAGGCCACTAACAAATCGCTCAATTAAATCAGTCTCACAGTTCTTAGTTATGGCTGTTTCATGGTTACCGTATCCCACAAATACAAGTAAATGTGCGTATGGCTTAAACCAATCTATAGCAGTATTAACTAAGGCATCTAAGTAATTAGCTACGTTATGTTCCGGTCTAATGTCTTGCTTACCTCTTCGCGGATCGTACTTGCCTTGCATAGCACAGAACAAATCTCCATTTACAGCAAAGTAGATGTTTTCAGCTAAGCATTTATCTAAGTGAGCTTTGAGTAGCTTCCTGTCGCAATGGGGATTATCCCAATGCAGATCACTCATCATTAAGAATTTATCCCCACTCTTGCAAGTAGTTACTATAACATTTCTACCCTCTCTGTACGATGTAATCATTAGTCATTATATTAGATTTAAGCTCTTGAAAATGTTTCTTGAATTCGTTGTATGGCACATCAATTACTATAGCATTATCCACCCCCTGCATGATTGCTAAGGTGCGCTCACCTACGTAGTACGTTCCATCTTTCCTAAACTCTACCTCAGCTTGAATGCCCACACACTTGCGAGCATCGAACATAAAAGGAATGTCCTCTGCATACGTAGCCTCTAAGCCGATGTCATCAGTATAATTCCATTGTATAATTGTGCAGCTGCATAGCTCAGGCAGCAGCTTTGCGTTTAAATCTACTTGCTCCTTCTTCTTTCTAAATAGATTCATACTGTAATGTTTAATAAAAAAGCCCAGCGTATAGCTGAGCTCTTATAATACTTAGTGGAAAAAATGCTTATTCTATTTTTATCATTGCCCATGATATGGGAAATTGATGGTATATTCTTTCGCCTATGTAGCACTCCCAATAACCATCACATCTATCTAATTTTTCACATTCAATAATATGGTCATCAGCTGTTATAGGGTGAATAAATTTATACCTTTTCATAATGGTTTTCCTGTTAATATGTAATGTAAATCACTCAATTCATTTGTAGTCTGAATATCTCTTAATAATATAAAACCATATTTGACTTTTACCATGGCTCTTTTAACTATACCTAAGTCATACCCTACTAAATCATTAAGAAAATATACTCTATCACCTGAGCTTTCGAATCCATGATCTAAAAGCCATTCACGAGTTATTGCCCTATTCATCATCACCTCCTACTAAACTGATTTGCTTAGTCTCATAAGCGCCTCTATTGTCCAATGGAATAAAGCCACTACCATTACCATGCACTACCTTCATAAAATCGACTTCTACCTTAGCACTATTCACAATTACTTGCGCTACATCTGCTATTGTCTTAGCCTTATCCATGTCAATATCCCCATCTTTCAGCGATTCTATTACTTCAAATAGGTGATTTCTTAAATCTTCAATCTTGTTTCGTGCCATTATTGATTTGTTTTTTTAGTTTTTTAAGTGTTTTCATAGCGAATCTTAGGTCCGCTGGATATCTAACTATACTATTTCTACGCATTAAATCAGCGTAACTTACACATTCAAGGTTAGTTAACTCATTGTTTAACTTATTGTTATCCTTAAATATAACTTTATGCTTAGTAGGTACTGGACCATGTGCAGCTTCCCATACTAAAACATGAACAGCTCGCCAAGTTTTAGGATCAGCAACCTTGCGCTCCAGGTATCCATCTTTAGTTAAACGCTCACTACCTACAGGCCTAAAGTTATGAGGTCTATGCCCTACACCAAACATTGTAGGCGCTACCTTAGCGTAAGTTTCAGCAGGCATTTTCTTGCCCTTGTTAGCAGGCTCATGACCTTTAGCATATCGATGAATCTTAGCATTTTCACGTAACCGTATAGAAGTCTTAGCCATTACTTTCTCATGATGTATCTTACTCTTTTTGATGTCAAGTGAATAAGCTTTAGCGTAAACGCTTTTAACGCTTTTATTTAAAGCCTTAGCTACATCTTCAGTAAAGTTATCTGCGTAGTTAGCGTGCAGATATTCAAGCTCTTCGTTAGTCCAAAGCACCTTACTCATTTGAAATCAATTTTTTAATGATGTCAATGTAAATTAATCTGCTCAGCTCAATCTTTTGGTAGTTGTCGAACTCTTCCTGTGCAGATGGGCCTAACACTACTCTGTTAGAAGCTTTAAACTTAGCTTCAGTCTTAGCCTTAGCTAAATCATCAAAGCGCTGCCACACTTCTGCATCCCACATAGACTTCTTATAGATTCCTTTTCTAAAAAGCCTTTGACAGTTGTAAGGAGCTGCTATCTCTACCCAGCTTTCCTTTCCCTCTTGCCATCTTTGAACGTCAGCGTGCAGAGCAGTTAGTGGATCAGTAGCCTCTACATGTTTAGGCTCAGCTTCAGGTAGTATAATTGCCTTATTCAGCTCTCGCCATACTTTGCTCTTATACTCCTGATAGCGTTTAAATACATCGCTCATAAAGGCTACGCTGAATAGGTTAAATGCTTCTACTCTTTCGAAGTCTTTGCCTATCGCATTATAAAGAAAAGCATTCTGCCAATCCTTAATGCTTAAGCCTTTGTAAGTTGTATCTGCTACCTGGCGAAGTAGATTAACTTCGATGTCTGAAGGTAAATCTTTAATGCTATTCACTACAGCTGCCTGCGCTATTAGCTCTCTGAATTCCTGCTCAGTTAAGCTGCTTAACTTAGGTGAGCTAACGCAAGCTGCGATAGCTTTCTCCTCAGCGCTTAGTGAACGATTGAAGCTCTGCTGTACTAATGCGGCCAATTCTTTGCTCATCTTGTTCTGTTTTTTTAGCGTTAATTTCTCTTGCTTTCCATTGATCAGCAGCAGCGCGCCAGCTCTTCATGGAGTTCTTACCTACTTTCCAACCGTTGCTCTCATAGTGGCAATAGAATTTCTTAGCTAATACTAAATCTTCTACGTAAGCTACTATATCTGAGAGTGATGGGGGTGTGAATTTGGTAGATGGGGAGCGCTTAGATTCAAGCGCTTTTACCCTCTCCTCAAGCGCCTCTATGCGCTTTAATAAAATAGTCATCATTTGGTTTAGTGATTAATTGATTTATACAAAGATATACTAATCTGTTAACTTGTCAAAAGCCTTATTAAGATTCTCGTTATCTAAGTGATTTAGAATCTGTTCTACATGTCCTCTGTACATGCGATCTGTCTGAATCATATTGTTAACTGAATCTACAGCGTGAAGTACAGTAGCATGGTGTCTATTGAATATAGTACCGATGTTAGCAAAGCTTAGCGAAGTACCCTTGCGTAAGATCCACATAGACGTTTGTCTTATATCATTTATCTCACGCTTGCGAGATTTGCCTTTAAGCTCGCTCCAATCCACCAGCGTGAGCTTACAAACTACCTTCATCATGGCATTAACTTTCTGCTCGTTTAAAGACTCTACCTCTCCGTTAATGGTCTGCCATTTAAGTTCAGGTATAGGTGTCTCTATAACTGCTCTAACTAAGTTATCAATTCGTCTGCGAGCGTATTGCTGCTGCTCCGATGGAATGAGCAGAATTAAATCTGCTATCTTTTTCTCTACTGCGTTGCTCATTTTTTTAAATCTTTTTTAATCTTTCTAATTTGATTGTGGTATTCTTCGGTTGTCATAATAAGACTACCTCCTGTTAAAACACCTAACATTCTTGCATCGTACCACGGATCATTTTTAGGATTAGGAGCAGTTCGAT